CATGCTGTTTACCTGCGTACTTTACTGATTCGCAACAGTCCAGTTTTACGTATTCAAACGCCTTAGACAAAAGGCGCGACCTGGTTGATTTTGCTTTTAGAAATTACATGTCCATAATCGAACAACGCCTTTCATTTGCTGATTTCACACCAGCAGGCAACAAAGTCATGTTTGATCTTGACGATTTCCTTCGTGGCAATCCTTACGAACGCGCGCAGGTCTATGAAATCTTAAATCGTATCGGCGCAATGTCGATCGAAGAAATACGCGAGGAAGAAGACATGCTGCTATGAAAAAACTGATCACACCCATTGCAATCACGGCTGCCGATTCAAACAGTCGCACAATTACAGGGCGCATTGTGACATTCGAAGAAACTGGCAACGCTTCAATAGGTAAAGTGCAGTTTGCAAAGAATTCAATTGAAGCGACCCCGGTGCTTCTTAATTTAGAACACGACCGCACACGTCGCATTGGCAAAACACTTTCAATTCAATCAAGCGATCAGGGAATTGACGCAACATTCAAAATTGCTGAAACAACTGCGGGAAATGACGCATTGGTTGAAGCGGCTGAAGGTTTGCGCGACGGTTTTAGCGTTGAAGTTTATTTTGACGAATACGAAACATTGAAAGACGGAACAGTGCGAATTTTGAAGGGTGAAATGACTGGTGTTGCATTAACGTCAGAACCTGCCATTCGATCAGCACGCGTTGCAGAAGTAGCAGCGACAGAAGGCGAAACAGAAATTTCAGATTCGACAATCGAACCTGAAGCACAACCAACAGAAGGAGAAGACGAAGTGGAAGACACCGTCAAAGACGCTTCAACCGCCGAAACGGTAGAAGCCGCCCAGTCAGTAACCGCAAACGTAAATGCTGCGGTCGGTGGTTGGACAACTAAGCCACGCTTAGAGTTCACCGCCGCTAAGTACCTAGAAAACACAATCCGCGCTTCATTGGGTGACGAGAATGCTCGTCAGTACGTTGCAGCAGCAGATGACACAACAGACAACGCAGGATTAGTTCCTACACGTCAGTTGACTGAAGTAATCAATGGACTAGCAAATACAACACGTTCAGCAGTTGACGCGATTTCTCGCGGCGTATTGCCTGACGCTGGAATGTCATTTGAAATTCCAAAGATCACGACAATGCCAACAGTGGCAGAAACTGCCGAAGCGGGCACACCTTCAGAAACTGATCAGGCTTCAAGTTTCCTTTCAGTATCCGTCAAGAAGTACGCAGGACAACAGACATTTTCCGTTGAATTGCTTGACCGTACTTCACCGCTATTTTTCAATGAGTTATTGACAAACATGTCAGCAGCGTACGCAAAAGCAACAGACCTAGCCGTTTACACTGCACTTGCAAGCGGTGCAACAGCCGACGCAACAACACTGACAACATACCCAACCGCAGCTGAGCTGCTTGGTTTTGTTTCTCGTGGTGCTGCTTCAGTTTATTCAAACACACAGGGATTTGCGCGCAACATTCTTGCAAACACATCACAATGGGCGAACCTCATGACATTGAATGATTCAGGTCGTCCAATCTACATGGCTGCACAACCTTCAAACGCAGGTGGTTCAGTTCGTCCAGATTCAATTCGTGGAAACGTTGCAGGACTTGATCTTTACGTCACCGCAAACGTTCCGTCAGCAAATGACACTGACAAAGATGATTCAATGTTGATCATCAACCCAACTGCATACACATGGTATGAATCACCAACGTATCGCCTACGCGCAGACGTTATTGCTTCAGGTCAGGTATCAGTTTCAGTTTACGGATACGGTGCAATTGCAACGAAAATTGGTGCAGGCGCATTCGGTATCAATAAGACCTGATAACTAACCCCAACTAATCATGCGGCGGGTTCTCCCGATCTCGCCGCAGCCGATCGAAAGGAAACGGACATGCCAGTCATTGTCACTGCAAGCCAATTGCGCACGGTGCTTGGCGTGTCCGTTTCACTTTATTCAGACAGTTACCTGGACGAAATTATCAACACCGCTGAAGCCGTCATTTTGCCCATGTTGGTTGCAAACACTTCAGCCGTTAACGCTTACAAACTAGAATCAAACGTTGCTTATTTTTACACGCAACGCGAACACCATTTTGTTGCTGGTCAGTCAGTCATTGTTGCTGGTTTGCCTGCACCGTTTACGGCGACCCACACGGTCGTGACAGTAACACCGTATTATTTCACCGCTGCATTGACTTCAACAAACGTCACATTGCGCGACATAATTCCAACAGGCACCGCAACACTTTCAGGCTATTCAGCAGCTGATTTGTATGCAAACAGTGCCCCAATTGAATCTGCTATTTTGGCAGTCAGCGTTGAAGTCTTTCAGTCACGCGTTGCAGCAGGCGGTCAGATTGAAGGCGTGGACTTTACTTCGACGCCGTACCGTATGGGGCGCAGCCTAACCAACCGCGTTTCGACCTTGCTTATGCCGTACCTGGACGTTGAAACGGTCGTTCAATAAGTGCCAGCCAATGCCGTTTCTGAAACCCGCGCAGCCTTAGCCAACGCCTTCAGCGCGTTATCGGCGACCTGCTATTCAAGCGTGCCTGAATCGCCAATTCCACCCGCCATTGTGATCGTGCCCGATTCGCCTTACATGGAAGTTGTTTTGATAGGCAAGGCAAAAACACAGGTCAAAATCAATTTTGCAATCACTGCCATTGTTGCTTCAAATAGCAACGCGGGGTCATTGGACAATCTAGAAAAACTCATCATGGGAATTCTTGCGGCAATGCCCGCAGGATACGTTGTTGGACAGATCGAAAAGCCGACGGTTCTTGAAGTGGGTCAGTCGCCCATGTTGGTTGCGGACATCAACGTTTCAACGTATTACACACAAACAACATAGGGGACAAAATGCCAACGACAATCATTACTGGTCGCGATTTAGTCGTGACCATTGCAACCGTAAATTACGACGCCCAGGCGACCAGCGCAGTTCTTGCGAATAGCCCAACCGTCGAAACCTACCAAACGCTTGACGGCAAGGCTTATAAGCACATTGACGATCAGTGGACATTTGACATTTCAATGCTTGCAGACTGGGGCGCGGCGTCATCATTGTGCGAAGCATTATGGACTGCATGCGAGTCAGCACCAAACACAACATTGGCGGTCTCATTGACTGCCGTGACTGGTGCGGTTTTTGCATTCAACGTTATGCCAGTATTTCCAGCAGTCGGCGGGTCAGCACCCGACGCGCAGACGGTTGACCTATCATTTATCGTGGTTGGAACACCAACTGAAACATTCAGCTAAAAACAACTAATCGGGAGACAAAATGAAGTTACCAATAACAATTGAATACAACGACGGGACGCAGATCACTTACACGGCTGCGCCACCTGAGTGGGTTAAATGGGAAAAGCAAACGGGTAACACAATTGCCCAGGCGCAAGAGAAAATCGGAATTTCCGATTTAGTCTTTCTCGCTTATCACGCCATGAAGCGCGAAGCCGCTGGGAAGCCAGTCAAGCCAATCGAAGCATGGACGGAAACCATTTCCGAAGTGATCGTCGGTGAAGCAAACCCAAAAGCCACCCAGTCGGAAGCCTAAGCCGAATCGTTTGGGAAGTAGCCCTGGCAACGGGGCTACCGCCCAGCGAATTTGAAAGTGCCGAAGACATTTTGACGGTCATTGAAATTTTGGAAAGGCGGGGAAATGGCAAGTGACGCAATCAGTTATGACAAAGCGGAATTACGCGCCATTGTCCGATCATTCAAAGCAATGGACGACGAAGCAATAAGCCAGGCAAAAAAAGTCACCAGCGAATTGGCGACGTACATCAAAGGCAAAATTGTTGACGCAGCTGGTCGCACAAATAATCGCCTAGACAATCGCGTTGCCGAAGGTGCAAAGGTTTCCAAATCTTCCAAAATTGGCGAAATCAGTTTTGGTTTTGCGGGTCAAAAATTAAGTGGCGGGGGCACGACGCAACAATTGTGGGGCGGTGCTGAATTTGGTTCTAATCGTTTGAAGCAATTCCCAGTGTGGTCAGGTCGCGAAGGTCGCGGGTCACGCGGTTGGTTTATCTATCCAACACTTCGAAGCGCGCAGCCTGAAATCGTAAAAAAATGGGAAGACGCATTTTCAAAAATCGTGAAGGAGTATGACTAATGGCTGGCAGTCGCACCCTCAAACTTTCGATTCTTGGCGACGTTGACAATCTCAACAAATCGCTGAAAACCGCTGGCAAGGACGTCGAAACTTTCGGCGACAAAATGGGCAAAGTCGGCAAAATGGTCGGCGCGGCGTTTGTTGCTGCTGCCGCTGCTGCTGGTGCATACGCAATCAAAATCGGCGTGGAAGGTGTCAAAGCCGCCATTGCAGATGAAAAGGCACAGACACAATTGGCATTGGCGTTGGAGAACGCTACGGGCGCGACAAAGGCACAAATTGCGGCAACTGAACAATCGATTCTTCAAATGTCATTGGCAACTGGTGTCGCCGACGACGAATTGCGTCCAGCACTGGGTCGCCTGGTCAGATCAACGGGAGACATCACCCAGGCACAAGACTTACTTTCAACCGCATTAGACGTTGCCACTGCAACAGGCAAACCGCTTGAAACGGTTGCCAACGCATTGGGAAAGGCGTATGACGGTAACACCGCGTCATTGGGCAAATTGGGCATTGGGCTTTCAGCTGCTGAATTGAAAACAATGAATTTCACGCAGGTACAAAGCAAACTTTCAGATTTATTCGGTGGGGCTGCTGCACGCAATGCCGACACTTACGCGGGACGAATTGCGAGAATGCAGGTCGCCTTCGACGAAGCCAAAGAAACAATTGGTTTTGCGTTGCTTCCTATTCTTGAAAAAATGATTCGTTTCATCAATGACAATGCACTTCCAATCATCAACGCATTTTCAGGCGCGTTCAGCCTTAACGGCAATGGTCTTGGCGGCGTCATCACGACATTGGGCAACATCATTGTGAACACTTTTACGCCGATCATCAATGGTTTGCTGAAGGCATTTGGTTACGTCAAAAACGCAATTGGTGACAACCTAGACACATTCAAAGAATTTGGCGGTTACATTGCAACCTATCTTGCGCCCGTCATTGGCACGGTACTGGGTGGGGCGTTGCAGGTTGCAGGCAAAATCGCAGGCGGCGTTATTGACGTCATTGCTGGCGTTGTCAAGATTTTGAACGGTTTGATTTCCGGGGCGGTTGCTGGAATCAATGCGTTGATTTCTGCCTATAACGCAATTCCATTTTTGCCAAACGTCGGAAAGATAACGACGCCAACCGTGAGTGTTCCGTCGATTAAGACCCCAACAATTCCGAGCACAAACACCAAACTTCCGACTATTCCTGCGCCAACTTCAGGCGGGGGTGGCGGTGGCGGTGGCGTCGCAAAGGCTGCCAGTGTTGCAGCAAGCACGGCATTGACTTCCCAGGTTATCGGCGGTTCATTTGACGTGGGTTCATTCCGAAAGGGTGAAGAAAAAGACCGTGTCGGCACAACGATCAACCTGACCGTGACTGGTGCATTCGACAAGGAAGGCACTGCCCGCACAATTGTGGAAACCTTGAATTCAAGTTATTACCGCGGCACAGGCGGTGCGGGCGCATTGGCAGCAATTTAGAATGACATTGTGGAATCCAGTTTGGAAAGTTGAAATCGACGGCGTTGAATACACTGACGCAATTTTGGCTAACCTGACAATTCGCAGCGGGCGGACAAACATTTATGAGCAGGCGCAAGCGGGCTATGCCAACATTCAGCTGATCGACCTTGCCCAGTCAACAATCCCCGTTTCAATCAATAGCAGCATTTCAATCGAAGTGCAGGACAGTTCAGGCACATACGTTCCAATTTTTGGCGGAAGCGTTGTTGACATTGTGATCGAAGTCCGCGACGTAGGTTCGACGACTTTCACGCAGACCTATTCGATCACGGCGTTAGGCGCATTGGCACGACTTCAAAAAGCCTTGACCGACGGTGTTTTGGCAAAAGATTTCGACGGCGATCAAATCTTGTCATTGCTGACTGACTTGCTTGTCAACAATTGGAATGAAGTCCCAGCCGCATTGACATGGGCTGCTTATGACCCAACCGTTACATGGGCAAACGCTGAAAACAGTGGGCTGGGTGAAATTGACACACCAGGCGATTATGAATTGCAGGCACGGTCATCAGAACGCGCCACGGTGTATTCATTGGTTTCATCATTGGCAACTTCAGGGCTGGGCTACATTTACGAGAACGCACAGGGGCAAATTTCCTATGCCGATTCGACACACCGCAGCCAATACCTATCGGCAAACGGATACGTCGATCTCACCGCCAACCAGGCGCGTGCAGCAGGTTTGCGCGTTGAAACCCGTGCGGGAGACGTTCGCAACCAAATAACAATTCAATACAAAAACAGCCAGGAAGCCAGCGCAGAAGACGCCGCTTCAATTTCGACTTACGGCAATCTTGGTCAGATCATCACGACGACCTTAGAAAAAACGGTTGACGCTGAATACCAGGCAGACTTTTATTTGGCACTTAGAAAAGACCCGCAGGCTATTTTCAGCGAAATTACATTCGACCTGACAAATCCTGAAGTAGACGACGCAGACCGCGACGACTTGCTGAACACCTTCATGGGGCAACCAGTTGCGATCAATGACCTACCCGCCAACATGGGTTCAATCTTTCAGGGTTTTGTTGAGGGCTGGTCATTTCAAGCGGGATACAACACACTTTCAATTTCACTGACCGTTTCCCCAACCGCGTATTCATTGCAGGCATTGCAATGGGACGAAATTCCGAACACATTCACCTGGTCGGGCGTGTCGCCAACGCTTGACTGGGCACGTGCAACAATTATCACTTAACAAGGAGAAAACATGGCAAATCCTACGAACCCCTTTAACTGGCAAATGCCGACGGCGACCGATTTGGTCACGGATTTACCAGCTGATTTTGAAACATTTGGTCAAGCAGTTGCAACGTCAATGGCTGATTTGCTTGGTGGCACAACTGGTCAGGTTTTGTCTAAGGCGTCAAACACCAACATGGATTTCACATGGGTGACAACTGACGACGCAAACGCAATTCAGAATTCAATTGTTGACGCTAAGGGCGATCTAATTGGTGCAACCGCAAATGACACACCAGCCCGCTTAGCAGTTGGCGCAAATGGTGAAGCATTGATTGCTGATTCAACAACCAGCACGGGTCTTAAGTGGGGCTATCCAAATGCAATTGGTTGCGCACTTTGGAATTATGACGGGGCAGGCACAACAGTTGCAAATAACACAAATACGGTTTTATCGTGGAATAACGAAATTTTTGATTCAAACGGATTTCACTCAACTACCACCAACACTTCACGGATCACAATTCCAACGGGTTTGGGTGGCAAATACCAATTCAATGCTTCGTTGCTTTGGGCTTTAAATGCAACAGGTGGCAGAACACTTCAATTGAGATTTAACGGCGGTGGAACAATTTATTTCGGAGGACAAACGCCAGGGTCTTCATCACTTTATCCTGCTTCAACAATTACAAGGATTTTTAATTTAAATGCTGGCGATTATGTTGAGTTGCAGGCTTTTCAAAATTCAGGCGGAAATCTTGTCGCGTATAACGATGAAGTTCGAAATGCTTGGTTTGAAGCAATCTATTTGGGGGCATAAAAAATGACACTTTATGAAAAAATAATCGCTGCTTGTCCAGATTTAACAGATGCAGATTTTGGAATTCGCGGGACTATTGAACTGGTTTGCGAAGCCGACGGGGCTGAATGGATTTCAAAATGGGAAAATTCCAATCCATTGCCCGCTGGGTTAAAGGTTGGAAAGTGACATACCCACAAGGCACAAATGCCCGACTGATCGAAGTCGCAGCAGCTGAAGTTGGCACAATCGAAGAAGGCGACAACCTGACAAAGTACGGCAAATTTACAAAGGCAGACGGCTTGCCGTGGTGCGGTTCTTTCGTCAACTGGTGTGCAGCGCAGGCAGGCGTGAAAATTCATTCAGTTGTTGGCACTGCAATTGGCGCACATAAATTCAAAGAGATTCAGCGTTGGTCGGGTATGCCACAACTTGGTTACCTGGCATTTATGGACTTTCCACATGACGGCGTTGATCGCATTTCACACATTGGAATTGTTGTAGGTTTGATTGATTCCAAAACTTGCTTAACAATCGAAGGCAACACCAGCGGGACAGGCGACCAACGCAATGGCGGAATGGTAATGGTGAAGGTTCGGTCATACGGTGAAGGTAAAGAAATCGTAGGTTTTGGCATTCCAAAGTTTGTGCCGTACAAAGGAGAATTTCCAATAGTTGAAATGCCAAAGTCGGCAGCAAAACCAACAAAGGAGAAAAAATGGAACAAGCCAAAGCCTTGATCGCGTCATGGGCGCGTTCATTTATGGCAGCAGCACTTGCCCTATACATGGCGGGCGTTACTGACCCAAAGACACTTGCAATGGCAGGTGTTGCAGCGGTTGCACCAGTGATTTTGCGCTGGCTTAACCCAAACGACAAAGCCTTCGGTTCTACGGGGAAGTGAACCGTCGATTCGCAGCGGCTGGGTTGGTTTGGGCACTTGCACTAACCCAGTCCGCTTGCGGGTATCAGGGGTGGACACGTTATGAATGCCAAGAATTCGACAACTGGGGCGAAGCGCATTGCCAAAAACCGCAATGTCTCCCCACTGGAACATGCACTGACGACCTACTTGGAATTGAATCGAAACAGACCCGCACGCCGTAAGTCACCCGAAGAAATCCATGCGCAGCTGATTTTGATAATTGGTTCAACCCTTGCAGCAGTGTTTTTGGTTGTGACCGTTGGCATAACTTATGCATTGATTTTTGTGACGCAACCAGTCAGCGCGCAAGCACCAAATGACGCAGCGTTTATTGATCTATTGAAAACCCTGGCAATTTTCTTGACTGGTTCGCTAGGCGGCGTACTTGCTGGCAACGGACTGAAATCAAAGCCAAAGCCTTCAGACACGCCGACAAACACGCAAGGTTCTTGACCGCGCGCCAATCATGCGTCACCCTGATGTCAGGTGGTAGCAGTTACCGCCTAGAATCGGGAGAATTCAAAATGGTACTTGATCTATTAGACCCTGAGACATTGGGGCGTTTGGTGCTGGTGATCATTCTTATGGTGATTTCAGCAGCAGCGGGATACGCAAAAGGCTTCAGAGAAGGCAAGCGTGAAGGCATTGCACGCCGTAAGGCAATGGTTCGTCACATGGCAAACAAGGCGGTCAAATAATGGCTGGCTTCCTGGACAATTACGAAGACGTAGCAGCACGAATTAAGCGTTTTTGGGAAACGCACCCAACTGGTCGAATTGAAAACAACATCATTGAATTCAATGCTGAAAAGGGTTTCATTCTAGTTCAGACCCAAATCTTCAAAGAATACGAAGACCAAAAGCCGTCGGCGATCGATTACGCATTCGGCAACGTGGCAACCTACAACGTGCAAATGAAGAAGTTTTTTGTCGAAGATACATGCACCAGCAGCATTGGACGCGCCATTGGTTTATTGCTGGGCACGGATAAGCGACCAACCCGTCAAGACATGGAAAAGGTCGAAACGATTAGCACCAGCGTTGCCAAGTCAACGGCTGACGATTATGACCCGTGGTCAAAAAAGTTTGGTGACGTGCCAAGTTTCAAGACCGCAGCTGAAGCCGAACAATCGGGAATCCCGTCACTAGGTTCATCAATGGACGAAGTGGCAAAACAATTGGGTGGTCAATTGGTAGCCGAAGCACCGCAATGCAGTCACGGTCACATGATTTGGAAGCAATCACACGAAGGCGCACCAAAGTCTTGGGGCGGGTATTTCTGCACTGAACGCACAAAGGCAACCCAATGCACGCCGCGTTGGTATGTCTTGCGATCAACTGGAAAATGGGAACCACAAGTATGAGTGACCTAGTGGAAATCATTTATCCGCAATCAATGACTGCCAAACTATTGCAAAACGGTGAAGTAATAGCCGAATACAAGGTCGAACAATGCGACGGCTGCGCCTTGATCATGAAACTGGACGCCTTCGGATACAAGGTAGGACAAGCGGGCGAAAAACTTGCATGGTTGTGTGGTGGTTGTCGGTGAACGCTTACATGCCAGCAAGCAAAACAGACAATTGGGCAACGCCGCAAAACTTATTTGACGAATTGAATGCAATTCATCATTTCACATTGGATTCAGCTGCCAGTTCTACAAATCACAAAACGCCAGTGTGGTGCGGACTTGATCATGAAAACCCAGGAATGCGGGACGGTTTGGCAATTACTTGGGAAGGCAACCGCGTTTGGTGTAATCCGCCCTACGGTCGGGTAATTAAGGACTGGGTTAGGAAAGCCCACAACGAAGCCCGACATGCCGAAATTGTCATGCTACTGCCAGCCCGTACGGATACGGCTTGGTTTCATGATTATGCAATTCAACACAAAGTCACGTTTATTCGTGGACGTTTGAAATTTGGTGGTCAAATAGGTTCAGCACCTTTTCCTTCAATCCTGGTGGAGTTTAAATGAAAATGACATTGACGCATGAAGAACAAATGGTTTGCATGTTGTCTGCGATCAAGTGGGAAACCGATACAGGCAAAACAATGTCCAACCCGCAGCGATACCAAAAAGACCTGTCAACTTATGAATACCTGGTTGAAACTGCTGAAGCAATTGGCAGTGAATGGGCGGTTGCAAAATACTTCGATCTTCCATTTGACCCGTATCAACAAAAGTTCAAAGGTGTGGCGGACGTTGGCAATGCCATTGAAGTTCGTTGGACTAAGTACGTCACCGGGCAATTGATAATTCATGAATACGATCGACCAAACGACATTGCCGTTTTGGTAACGGGACAAGCACCGCACTATTTCATTGCGGGCTGGATTCCCATTGCTATGGCACAACGTCCGAAGTATCGCCACAGTAAGCAACCCAATTGGTGGGTTACCCAAATCAATCTTCAGCCGATCGAAAACTTACGGAGAAGCAACTATGGACAAAGTGCAATTTGAATGTCGCAAATGCAAAAAGGTCACGGCGCAGCTGATTCACCGAATTACGGACTTGCTGCCACCAGGTGTGGAAACAATCCAATGCACAGTGTGCAGTTGCATGACGGTTGCACAGATAGGGGATTCCAGTGCCAATCTATGAGTTTGAATGCACGGTGTGCAAAATCCGTGTTGAAGTGGATAAGTCAATCCATGACGAAAACCAACCAATCTGCTGCGGGGCAAACATGAGTCGCAGGTACTCAACTTTTGGCATTCAATTCAAGGGTAAAGGCTGGGGTCATCAATGAGATTTGCATACGCAGACCCGCCTTATTACAAACAGGGCAAAAAACACTATGGCAAACTTCATGACGAAGCAGCCAAATGGGACAACAAACAAGCGCACGTCGATCTCATTGACCAGTTAATTGACCAATACCCTGACGGCTGGGCAATGTCGTGCAATCCCGCTGATTTGCACTTCCTACTGCGCCCAGGGATACGCGTAGCGGTATGGTGCAAGACATTCCACCAAATACGCCCGACAACGGTTCAGTACGCCTACGAACCCGTTTTGTTCATGGGTGGACGTAAGGACAACAAACGCGCACCAATGGTTCGTGACTGGCTGACGTCTTCCATAGCTATGAAAAAAGGGCTAGTCGGGGCAAAACCTGAAGTGTTTAACAATTGGGTGCTTGACCTACTTAACTTTCAAGACGGCGACACGCTTGACGATTTATTTCCAGGTTCGGGTGGAATGGGTGAAGTTATCCACAGGCGCAATGCACAGTTGGGCATAAACTATGCTTTATAACAAAACGTTATCAAATCGTTATAAACTCGTTATCAAATCATTGGCGTTGCGTAAGCGTGCACTCCTTGCGTTGGGTGTGTACGCTGGACGCATACAACAACACCAGGGTTTGACACTCTTAAAACAGAATGAAGTTCTTTCAAAAAATAAAGAGATAAAGATAAAAAAACGGTTGGTGTTTATCGCTTCAGCCTTAATCGCAGTGCAAGGGGCAGATACTGCCTTAGCTGCTAACTATTCAATCGATCACTTGAAGTTGTATGCACATTCCAGGATTCTTGACTATAAGGAATTCCAATGCTTCAACAAGATCATCACAAAGGAAAGTCGGTGGTCATACACTGCACGGAACGGGTCGCACTGGGGGTTGGGTCAGATGAGATCGAAACATTATGGAACACTTGACCCATTCAGACAGATAGACGCTTCATTGCGATACATAACAAACCGTTATCAAACGCCATGCAAGGCGTGGGCATTTCATCAGGAAAGGAATTATTACTGATGAGCAGTGCATTGAAGGACAATGGAAGCACCAGCCAATGGCGCAAGATTCGTCAGC